GCCTCTGCGGGTATTTTAGGTATATCATTCATTGTGTTCTTCCTTGTCTGTTGTACTTCTTATAACTTCTTTTTTCTGATTTAGAAAGATTTTTTTTGTGTTGTCTTATCCTCTTTTTTGGTTTCGATCTTGGAGTAAAAAACTTAAATGTTCGTTTAGCCATTTTCCTGTGATCTATCTATTTGAGCATAAGATATTATACCTTGTATTTCATTGGCAGTACCAGCGGTCATTTTAATTATATCACTAGCCTCTAAAACTAAAGTATGGTTTATTATATCCTTTGTAACTGAAGCAGATAAGGATTCATTAAATATTCTAAAAGTAACAGAAGCTGAAGCATCCGTAATTTGAACACTCAAATTGACAGCACCTGCTGAACCATTATTAATTTGTATTTGTTTAACTAATATAGTTGCATCAGAAGGGGCTGTGAAAACACTGGTAGTCCCTGTTGTTGTTAAATTTAAACCTTGGTTTTTATATCTAATTGTCATGATAAAAAGAAAGTAAAAGTATCTTGTTCATTTTTTAATTCTTGTTGATACGAAGTGTTTAGCTTATCTTGCATCGTTCGTAAAGACTGAGTTACCTGTCTTTGGTTTTCTTCAGTATAAAGAGGTGTTGGCTCAGGAATTACGATATCTACTCTAGCCATTAAAAATCATCTCCTCTTCCTCGTTCTTGTCCTCCACCGTATCCTCCTGAAGATTTAGAACCAGACGTTGAAGAAGACGATGAAGAACCTCCACCTCCACCTCTATCGCCACCACCCATAGCTATATCTCTAGCTGAGGGTTGCATGTTTGTAATATTTACGGGAAGAATTCTAATACCTCCTTGCTGATCCTTAGCAGCCTCTCTTAATATTCTTTTGTTTACATTATCTCTACCAAAAATATTTGTTAAAGCGCCTATACCTAAAACTGGTAAAGCTGCTGCAGCAAAATTACCGAGTAATGGTGTTGCAATAGATGGCAAGGACTCTATACCCACCTTTTGTGCTATGGTACTAATTAATTTATTTCTTGCGGCATTCATCGCTGCTTTTTTAAATAAATCTATATTCGTATTGTTTCCTTCAGGCATAAAATTTTGATCTATGCTTGAATTGTTTTCTTGTGATATAAAATTTGTGTCTAAATTTGGTAATGATAAAGGGGCAATACCCTCATTTTGATAATTAGTAAAACCAGGTGTATTTTGTATTTCGTTTATTCTTTGTTGAATTTGTAACTCTATTGGATCCATTATCCCCTCATTCCATCTAATTGTACGTCAGCTCTGAAAGTTCCAAATCTCCAGTTTTGATCTGTTGATGTATTTGCAATCTTTAAACTAGCAAATCTACCTCTAGCTCTAGTATCAACTTTTTGAGTTGTTTTGGTGACTGTGAATGGGCCAAGTGGAGACGATGCTTCAGTATCACTTGGAAAGTCTCTTAACAAAATAGTCACCTGCGCATCACCTTCTATAGTTTTAAAATCAGGAACAAATCTTCTCATGCTCATAAAAAATTCACCATTTGAGCCATCAGGATTTAAACTAAAGTCGCCTGATTCTATAAAAGCTGGTATTGCTGTTTTATTTCCTGCTGAATCTACTTGGTTGAATCCAGTTTCATGAGCATAGTAAATTGTCGACCCATTAATATTTGTAACTCCTTGCACTGTTGGAAAAGTTGGTAGGCCAGTAGCGTTAAATTCTGTTGCGTAAGGCACAGCATATAAAGTTGCATCTACCCAAGTTGTTCTTGCTAAAGATCCTGTTACCCAAGTGTTACTTTGATAATTATAGGTAACATTTCTATCAACAACATCAGATCCACTTTTCGGATAAAACCAAGTTATTTCTTCGTATAAATGATTAAGACCTACAAAAACTTGTTCACCAGCTTGAAAGTTAATACCTAAATTATTTCCATTTTTTGTTGTAAAAACAAAATCTTCTACTTGACATGGTAATCTTTTTACTGTTCCATCATAAACAAAAAATCCACCTGACTCACCCATCCAATAAACTACACCATTGACATATTTAATAGAGTGTTGCCCAATAGGACCACAGTTAGAACCTACCTGCCTAATTGAAAAAGTAAAAGGTGGTCCAACAAATTGAATTACGTATGCAGAGTTGTCCGTTAATACAAGAGTGTAGTCCTTACCTTTAACAGCTCCAACTATTTTTGTGCCAGAATCTAACCTAAAAGTACCCGCAGTATTTACAGAGGTGGGTGTGTAATCTGTTATATCTTCTTGATCAGAAAATCTTATAAACATTTTATCTTGTGTCCCTGAAGAACCAATAGTGGTTTCTGTTCCCATATGAAATAAATGTCTGTCTCTATCAGACACTAAAGTAAGAACAGATGCAGTTGGAGCACCTGAAACCACTGCAGCCCTTGTTGTTAAAGCATTAGGATTCGAATTAATTGGATTCCATGAAAAGGTCTTACCATTTTTAATAGTAGCTATTAACTGTTCACCAAAATTGTCTAAAGACCAAGAAGCAGGATCTAATACAACAGAACTAGTTATAGATGCATCGCCCCAAGCTGTAAAAAATTCTACGGAGGATCCATCAGCATGAGCAGCTCTAGTGCCTGCTACGTTTCTTGTTATGCCTGTTAAATCATTTCCAGAAATTCCTGTGTATGAAATAAATTCAGCATCAACTTTGATAGTGCCTGATGTCGGAAATCCTGTAACTCCAGATAGTGTAATAGAGGTTCCTGAGCCTCCAGTTCCATTATTATCGTCTTGTAGTGCACCGTTGAGGGTGCTAACAACGCCACTTGCTCCTCCCCACGAAGATGTACCCCATCCATAACCAGAGCTTTGATTGATAGGACCTACTTTAACATAGGGATTTATTGTGGCAGATCCACTTGCACTCACTGACGTTCCAGCATTTGAGGCCATAGTAATAGTAAAACTGTCTACCAATGCTGTCACCACTTGAAAAGTATTTGTTGTAAAATCTGAGGCTACGTATCCAGCGCCTGATGGAGGTGTAACCGAAGTAAATGTGAATAAATCACCTTCAGCTAATCCATGAGAAATTTTATTTACTGTTACTGTTGCTGACGTGTTAGTTGTAGTAAAAGTACAACCTGTTATTGCTGTATCTAATGGAGTAATATCATAAAACGCACCCTCATAATAAATAACTAAAATTTTATTGGTGCCTATAGCTGCGTATCTTCTTCCATTTAAATCCGCCCAAATAAATTGCGCTCTTGCTGCACCTATTAATTTAGATGATAAAATTTCTGTCCAACCACCAATTTTTTCTGGTAGGCCATATCTAAATCTAACAAAATCACCATCAGTCCACTTACCTTCCGCACCGGTTTGTGTGACTTGTTTGTTAAATCCTGGGGCTATATTTACTCGTGTTAAAGGCATGCTTTATTATATCACTTTAACTAAGAGGTCTCTATATCATCCCCTTCAAAGGACTGTAGTTGTTTGGTTTTTTTATCAAATTTTTGATGAAAATCCGCTACAATTTTTAATAAATTATTTGAAAAATGTTTTAAATCACTAGCTTTTAATGTAAATTTACCTTTTTCTCTTATTATTGTTTTTTCATCATCTGTAAAAATAATTTCAGCCGACCCATTATTATAGTGTTTTATAATCATTGTTTATTCATACCAAACATTTTTCTTTTGTCCATATGCCATTCTTTATTTGGTCCTATTTTATCAACATAATGTAAAAAAGCTTGCATATGATAATCTCCCTTAAACTCATCTCGTTTATGAATAAATTCACAGCCTTTATATATTAGCGCCTCCCCCCTTTTTAATAAGAAAAAATTATCATTGACAATAATAGGCCATTCAGTTTTATCAGAATCAATCATAACTGTAACACTATACTCACAGGATGGACGATCTTTGTGAGCAGGTAAATCAGCAAATTTTGTGTAACATCTCCAATACGAATAAGTTGGCAAAAGCTTTAAATTTGTTTCTTTTTCCATCAAATTTAATTTATTTAACATTAGGCTTTCCATTACAGGATCTCCATAAAAACTAGAATCACAATTTGAATTAGGCCCAATTTCTTCAAAATTTGTAAAATTTGTACTATGTTTAATTTTACAGTAAGAAGTTAATAAATTTAATTCATCTACAGATAAAAAGTTTTCAATTTTTTTATATTTAAAATTTGTCATAAAATCCAAGTTACCACAGAATATCTTATACCTTTTGTAACTGTAGTTACACGATGAGGAAATAAAAAATTACTGGGCCAAACGATAAATCTATTGGGTTTTTTTTCTATGACAAAATCCTTATCATCTAAATTAAAGATAAGCTCTCCCCCTTCATAGTCATTATTTAAAAAAAATATGCCGCTTAATGTTCTAGGCGCAGCACTAAAATGATCTGTATGTTCAATATAAAAACCACCTTGCTCATATTTTAAAATTTCTACTGTCTCTAATTTTTCAATAGAAAAATTTTTGTAATCACGGCTATAATTTAAAAAAGATTGAGAAAATTTATGTGCTAAATAATTATGCCAATGAACATTACTCAAAGAATTTGATGTCATACATAAAGTTTTAGAGAAAGTGTTTCTTATATTTTTATTCACTTTATTGAACTTACTAACACCAGCATCGCTAAATTCAAGACCATTTACATATTTTATAAAAACACTTAAAGTTTTATAATCTATGAAATTATCATATATTTTTATGTACTTTTTTATTTCCAAGTTTTTTTACTCCAAAATCTTTTTTTATAATTATGTAATACTTTCAAACCATAAAATATTTTTTTTTGATTAAATTTGTCAGTATTTTGACCAATTATTTTCATTTTCCAAGATTCTCTTCTAAAAGGAATTACTTGTACGTAAGGTGTCCCTTTTTCAATTATTGTTTTCAAGGTTTTATATTTGTCACCATTAATTATTATTGGAAAATTTACTTCTCGTGGAAACTGATCGGTATCTACTATACCTGGTATTATAGAAAATCTATCATCGGTATTATTTAAGGGTGGGAGAAATAAACATGAATAACCGGGAGGTGTCTTAATAATCCAAGGATTCATTATTTTATATATATTTAAATTTTTATTTTTTTTAACATAAGGGGACCCTTTTATTTGTGAGTGACCATGGATATCCGGTTTTTGAGAGTTTAAGTTAATTCCTTTAGCCTTAATAATATCATCAAATAAACTACCAGTTGCATAAAAAGAATCCATTGTTTTAAGTTCTTCGTTCCAAACATTATGCTCTAGTTGAAAATCTTGTGCTATTTTTAAAAGATATCCTGTAGTTAAAGTATCTAGAAAAGGCATACAACCTTTAATAGTCATTTGTTCTCCTATAAAGTTTCCATGCTCTAGTTTTTTATACCATTCAGGTATATTCAGTTTAATAGGAGTAGGATGATCTTCATTTAAATCTACATAATTTTGATGAGATATAAATTTTATTTCTTTATCAAACATTTATTTTTTTATACCTAATTAAATTTTAAAAACAAGATAAATTAAATGTATTGTAAGTTTTGTTTTTATAAGTAGAATATGGATTATTTAATGATAAAAGTAATAGACAATTTTCTAACAAAATCATACCACAAAGAATTATTAGGAATAATGTCTAGTGACCACTTTAGTTGGTATTTTAATCAAAATATTTCTAAAAATCAAAAAAATGTAATTTCTCGTTTAGACGAATATGGCTTTACTCATATTTTTTGGGACGAAAATGGTATGAGAGATACTAC